TGTTCGTCAGATACCACTAAATCAGCAGTAGTAGATATAGCCTCTCCTCTATGAAATGAACCTCTATAATATATGAACCTGTCACCTATCTGCTTTAGGTTGACTGAATCTGTATTCTTAACTAATGCCTTGAGCTGAGGATTGCGGTCAATAATAGGATTAACTTTAGGTATTACAAAGTCATGTGTGGCGTTACGTGTTGGTAGTACATATATAACATTAAGTTTTAGCGAATCACATGCATGTATAGACTTTAGAATAGCCGCCACTGACCATCCGACCTGAGCTGACTTCATAATCACTTGGTCTGGTGAGCTATCAGAATAAGGTTGTATCATAAATCTATGAGATATAAACTCGAATGGCTTTTGGTTCTCATTAATAAACTTATTCTCTAATACCCATACAGCAGGATTAAGCATCATATTCTTATATTTAGCTAGTTCTTGTTTATCACTTATATCATCCATGGTGTATGTTTTTAAACCTCGTTTGTACTGAATCGTAAATGACGACACTTTAAACTATATTTATATTTGTAATATATCACCACGTGGTTATTCCAGCTTAGTTTTCTGCATTAAATATTCTGTCATATCTATAACTAAGTCTTTATTCTCCGGTATATTAGGATCGTAGTTGTTCTGCTGTACAAAGGTATTGTATGTATTGCCAGTAGTAGGTTGTGCATTAAGGTGACCTTTTAATTTAACTGCTGTCTCTAGATATTTATGTCTTACAGAGTAATCAGGTTCTCCCTGCTTTGTAGCTAGTAATCCTTCATCTAATACTCTAGTAAGTTTTTCATCAGTTATTCCAGCT